TCAATTTTGCATATATTTGGCAAGTGCAGCGGTGGCCTCCGATTCCTGCTTTGCACTGACGTGAGCATACACACCAAGCGTAATAGTCGGATCTGTGTGCCCTACCAGTTTTTGTACTGACGTAACAGGAACACCAGCAATCAATAAATTAGATATAAAGCTATGCCTGAACCCGTGAATGGTTATTCTGGGTGTAAGTCCATTGTCATCTTGCAGCTTATGCAGTCGCTTAGACGGTGTGTTTAATGACTGATACCCATTTTTAGTATTAGTGAAAAGCAACTGATTAGGTTGCATCGTATTAATACCTAGCTGTAGGAATGTTTCCTGCTGTATTCTACGCCACCGTTTCAAGTACGCCATCGTTTGACCGTCTACCGGAATGGTGCGCCGTCCAGCACGTGTCTTTGGTGCCTGAACGATCTGATGGCCTTTATCACCTTGCGTCAATGTTTTGTTCACTTTAATACTGTTTTCTTTAAAGCTTACATCATTCCACGTCAACGCTAGTAGTTCACCGCGACGAACCCCTGTAAAGGCTAAAACCCTAAACATGATAAAGATATCGAAGTGGTTAGCTTGGTCGATACAGGCAAAGAAGCGATTCATTTGTTCCTTAGTCCAAAAGTTTTCAGGCTTATCACCAGCAAGATCGTCATGGTGCGGTAAAACAACGGCTTTGGCGGGGTTCTTATCCATATACCCTTGTCGAACTGCATAGTCCATAACAGATGAAACATAGTTATACCAACGCTTATAGTTAGCAGACGTGAATTCAAACCACCTCTTAACGGCCTTCTGCACGTCCTTAGTGGTTATCGTGGCAATTCGCTTACCGCCAAATGCCGGTAGGATGTGATTATTGAACATGCCAGCAGTTCGGGCCCATGTGGACTCTCTTACCGTATTAATGTAGTTTCCATACCACTCCTCATATACATCCCGAAAGAACACGGGTGTTGGTTTTTCATTTTCTAAGTCACCGTTGCTAATCGCTAGTTCAAGTCTAGCTGCTGCAACAGTGGCTTCTTTTTTTGTCTTAAACCCTCGCCGCACTTTGTACTTCTTGTGGCCAGTCTGTGGATCATTACCAGCAAAGACCTGAACGCGCCAGAACTCTTTGCCGTCTTTTGTTGCGTACTTTTTAATTGATGCCATATTGCTTTCTCCTATCCGTCACGCTGGGCAGGCGGTGTTAGATTGGAGAGTTTTCGCCGAAAATGGCGAAAAGGTGGCGGCTGTTTTTTCAGCCATGATAATAATCATGCTCAATGGATCTCCACAGTAACAAGAATCCTAATTTATCTTCATAAGAAGGACAGCTTAATCACCAATTGTATACTGCCCGTGGTTGTTTAAATATAACCTAGATATTTGATTGTTAATTGCATTTTGTATTTTCACAAAATCATCAACGCCAAGAGGTTTTTGCCTAGAATCAGAATCGACCAATTGTACTAACAGAGATAAAACAATCTGAAGTTCTTCTATGTTTTCGTGCAAATGCTCACTACGACTAGACGAAATATAAAATCGCAATATATGAGAAACAATATTTTCCGAGTCCTCATCAATATTACCCCCATATTCCGAGCCGATTGAAAGCACTATATTAGCGAGACGTTGAAATGCTCCGCTTCTGACTTCAAATTCAATATTTTTTAAATTGCTGTTTGTTAGTGTTTCAGCCGGAGCATCAGTCAGTCCCATTAAATAAGCAGTATTTGTTTCAAAAATATCAGCTAGTTTTTTTAACACTTCAGCAGAGGGTGTTCTCGTTCCACGTTCATAGTTGCTAAGAGTTGTTATGGGCATACCAGCCTTCTTTGCAAGTTGGCTTAATGTCCAGCCTTTTTCGTAGCGAAATGCCTTGATTCTATTTTTCAAAGTGATCACCTCCTGAATTGATGTTACTCGATTTGAAAAAAATGTCTAGCACCTATTTACAACTATTCGTTATGAGTATATAGTCTATTTATACCCGAAACGGGTATAAACTTTTATTTACTCATAGTGAAGGAGGCTAAACCAATGCAACTACAGATTAGCACTACATCAGAGTTTGAGAACAAGCTTCGGTCGCTCGTACGTCAAACCATGGCAGAGATGATGCCACAGCAACAGACCATCCAGCCGCAGATTCCAGAATTCTTGAATCTCGGTGAGGCATGCAAACTATTGTCCATCAGCCGAGGCACACTCGACAAGCTCATCAAGCGTGGCGAAATCAAAGTAACACATGTCAATACTGCTAAGCGTATTAGCAAGAAGCAGTTGATCGAGTTCATGGCATCAAAGGAAGTTTAGATTGCTGGGCAGGCAGACATGTAAGTAACTTATGACAGGCGCATAAAGCCAGAAAGGTAAATATATGAAAGTAGTTTATCCGTCAATCGTGGAGCAATTCTATGAAGGCTTGAAATCTGAAGGCGTAACAGTTGGTAAGGACGAGGTATATCGTACCATGGTCGAGACCAACTTAATTGACGAAAACGGTGTTCCTACACAATATGCCTTGGACAATGGTTTTATCAAGTGTGTGGACAGTCAACCAGTGAACAATGAACCAGAAAGCCTAGCGGAGTTCAAGGAGCTTTATCCGAATCTTCAGAAATACTCAGACGATCATTTTATGAAGACTGATGAAGGCTGGTGCATTGACACCTTTGTAGCCCGTAGCGAATCTATGCTTTTATTGAACGATCCGGCTACGTCCGAAACAGACAAGCAGAATGCTCGGATCGTCCTTAAATACCTCAAGGAGGACGGTGCCGATGATTAACGTTATTACGTGGCTACTAAGCCACCCGCTCACCGTTCCCGCTCTCTGCATGGCATTCATGGTCGGCAGCGTGTTTGGAGCGTACCTGCAATTTCGAGAGGATGATGACCATGGCAAAAATGGTAAATAGCAAGTTTGGCTGGACGTGGCCGCAGTTTGTAAAGGCTGATGCCGATTGTGACCGGTATTGGCAGTTTAAGAAAGCTGAACGGCGATCACTAATTGAGGCCACAAAAAAATCGCCAAGAGTGACAGCTCAAGGCGAGAAGAAGACAAGCGAAAAGATACATATCAACTTTTAGCTTGCTTCTATTAGATGTTTTTGTCAAGGAAAATGGAGGCAATTAATATGAAAAATGTTTCAAACAGCACCAAAGCGCCTGATTTAGATATGGCGTCTTTTAACCTCAGCACTGTAAAAGGACTTTTAGAAGCTCTTAGTGATGAATTCGACATTATGGAAGGCTCTGTCACTTCATATCGAAGCAATCGTACCGAAAAAAGTGCTGCAATCTTGGCGTATGAGGCTAATCGATCATTTTATACATGGATGGCACTCCTGAGACCAATTCAAGATTACGTTGATAGCAGCTTGGCAACGATTGATGAGGTCAACAAATGATGAAGAAAGATTATTATACAACCGCACAGGCGCTTTTAAGTGATACAAGTGCAATGGTGAATATCTTGCGACATCAGATCAACGATGAACAGCAATCAGCACTGGCCGACACAGTCGCTGACATGATTATTGATGCTCGCCGTCTACTTATGGAGGGAGATGCTGCCGATGGTCGACGTGCTTAAAGTAGCGCTTGGTTATCAGCAGCATGGCTTTTCAGTCTATCCACTTGCGCCCGCGACCAGAACACCGCTTGCTGGTTCGCATGGGTACAAAGATGCCACCAAAGACCCAGAACAAGCCAAGAAATGGTGGGGCGAACATCCTAATTACAATATTGGCTTGGGGCTTGATGGTGTGCTGGTATTCGATATCGATATGGGTCATCAAAGTGCAGTTAATGGCAATGAGTCGTTGGCTAAATTGAGCGCTGATGGTCGTGCTGATCAAATTCCTTCTACCTATATAGAAACCACGCCAAACGGTGGACTTCATATTTTCTTCACCTATCCCAAGGAATTGAAGCTAACCAGTCGATCGGATTTGTTCTCTAAGAATGGCGAGAAAACCGGCCTTGACTATATTGCAACTGGTGTGCCGGTTTTTCCTAGCATTCGCGAGAACGGCATGTATCAACCACTTAAAGGGCACAAGATCACCAAATTAGCCCCAGTGCCTCAGTGGTTACTAGATGAAATTCAACGTGTCAGCCACCCTAACCCAGTGTTTGGTGGTTCAACAGTTTATCGAGGCAAACGATGGACAGGCAAGCTGCTAGATGAAATAGTGAACGGCACTAGTACCGGCAATCGCAATGATTTTCTGACCAAGATTGCTGGCAAAATGTTCTTCACAGGAGCAGAGCCGAAGACAGTATATAACTTGCTGTTTACAACTAATGATAACTATCTAGATACACCACTGGCAGAGGCCGAAGTTAATAAGATTTTTAAGTCAGTATTGAAATCCGAAGAGAGGAGGCGCGCGGTTGGTTAAAGCGATGCCCGAAGATATTAAGCAAGAAGCCAATAAAGTGGTCAACGTTGATTTTACAGGTCAAGAGCAATGGCGAAATGACCTTAAACTTGATGGCAATGGTGGGATTAGAAAAGATTCGGTGGTTAATGTTCAACTGCTACTTGATAATGATCCAGCCTTCGCCAATGTCATCGCTTGGGACGACTTTTCAGAGATGCTTATCAAGACAAAAGGCGTTAAAGGATTGCCGATTCGTAAAGGTTTCTGGACTGATGAAGATGATGCTGTCGTCCGCTCATATATGGAGCATAAGCACAATCTCTTGTTTAGCAAGCAGAATGAACAAGATGCCATGGTTGTTGTTGGCAAGGACCATTCAATTAATCCGGTTAAAGACTGGATCGAAGCTGAAAAATGGGACGGTACCCCTAGAGCAGAACGTTACTTCATCGACTATCTAGGTGCCGAGGACAATGAGTACACCCGTGCTGTTACTCGTAAATGGTTAGCTGGCGCTGTAAAACGTGTCTATCAACCCGGTTGCAAGTTTGAACTCGTTCCAATTCTTGAAGGTAAACAAGGACTTGGTAAGAGCACGGCTGCTCGTAACTTATTCCCGAAAAAGTTCAGCGATTCATTAAAATCAATGGGCAAAACGGACGAAGATTATAAGAAGCTGCAAGGCAACTGGATCATGGAACTCGGTGAACTTTCCGCTATGAAAAAGACCGAGATTGAATCAGCTAAGAGCTTCATCAGCGCCCAGTCTGATTCATACCGAGGGAGTTACAGCCATTATGTTTACCCACATTTACGCAAGTGCGTGTTCATTGGCAGCACTAATCAACAGGACTACTTGAAGGACGCTACTGGTGAACGTCGTTTCTTCCCTATCAGATGCGGCGTTACAAAGCCCACAAAGACCGTATGGCGCAATGAAGAAAGCGTACCGAAGATCAATCACTATATCCATCAGGTATTGGCAGAGGTAAAAACATGGGTGGATGCAGGTGAGAGTGTCTTTGCTGATGATAAGCTGATGCAACTGGCTAAACCATATCAACAAGAAGCAGAGACAGTTGACCCTATGAAAGAGGCCATTGAAGACTTTCTCAACATGAAAGTACCATCGAATTGGGAAAAGCTGTCATTAAGCCTGAAGGCCAGCTTCTTTCACACTCATATTGACCATAACGGTGATGTGGCCACTTGGTTACAACAGCACTTGGATGCTGGAGAATTACAACCACTGCAACAAACCACGACCAGAGAGATCATGGAAGTGGTGTTCGACAAGTCAGTCGATCGTTACCTGATGGGTCATACTGGATCGGAAGCAAAACGTATCAAGCTCATCATGGATAACATGGATGGGTGGGATCGTGAACGAGTTCGAATCAATGGTCAGCGTTCAAGAGGATACGTCAGGAAGTAAAGTGTTTGTTTTTCTACTGTCCCACCTGTCCCAGTGCTACAAATGCCGGTATATCAACGTTTTGTTGGGACAAGTCACCTGTCCCAGTGCTGTCCCAACGTGTCCCACTACTGTCCCAAGTCCTAATTTGGACATGTTCGGGACAGCTCGGGACAGCTCGGGACATGTGTGGGACATGTCTGTTGTCCCAGACAAACGCCTACATACCAACGTTTAAGAGCCCGGGACACGTGGGACACTTAAAAAACAAACAAATTTAAAACTACGGAGGTTAAAAGAATGCTATATCCAGAAAGTACATGGGCTAGGTTTGAACAAGAATTCCCTATCCCTAAGAAGTATCGCAAATACTACGAATACAAGAATTGGCACATTGAACCTAAGTCACCTGATTTTAGTCCATTTGAACAGGATCATCCGTTCGCGTTTATGCTGATGCCTGAGGACATGCAGAACGCTTTATATCTCTGGACTAAGGGACTAGCCAAGCGAAAGACAATCAACAGCGACTATACCTCATACGGTATCAAGCACCTATTCGCTGACTTACCAAGTGGTTTCTACATTACTAACGGCATGATGAAAGGTGCACTCTTAGCAGCAGGATTTGAGATCGCTGACTATAGAGAGCTTAACTGGCATGCCAACATTTCGGGGCGAAGCATTAAAGAGCAGATCAAATTAGCACCTCATATCAGTTAGCAAAGAAATATCATTAATGAAAGCGAAGTGATGCAAATGAGTGTGCCTTTGCACATTTGCATGCACCCCGGGTGCCGTCGCATGATCCCGTTCAATCAGCGCTTTTGCGAGGAGCATAAGCAAGACAAGAACACGCAAGCAACGAATCAGGAACGCATGCAATATGAAGAGAAGGAATTACGTTTCTACAAGTCAACAACATGGACAAAGCTTTCAAAGTCATTCAGGTTGCGCAATCCAACTTGCGCTAGCTGTTTGAAACGTGGGATTATTCGTCAAGCTGTGCTTGTTGATCATATTGAGCCAATCAAAACAGCTTATGGTTGGGAACACAGGCTTGATGAGAGCAATTTACAAAGCTTGTGCCAGACTTGTCATAACGCTAAGACCGCCCGGGAGGTAGCACAACGCCGAATGAGATCCCCCGACAGATCGACCCCCGCCCCAAAATTTTAGAGCGAAAGAACGGTCGGCCTCTTTTCTTTTCGATGAATACCGAAAATCACAGAACCTATGTATAATCAATGTGTTATAATTATAATAGGTATAAACGAATACAAATTCAGAAAGGACGTTACACATGGGAGCACCCCTAAAATCAGTGACTAACCTAAGTGCACATTTATCCAAAAAACAGTTAGCTGATCGTGTTGCCTCTGAAAAAGCACTATTCACTTACAAAGAATTGCAAGTACAGCCCCCTACATGGCTTGATGACTATGCTGTGACCGAGTGGCACCGTATTGTACCATTGCTCAAAAAAGACATTCCAGTGAGTGAACTAGATGCTGCCCTGATTGCCAGTCATTGCCAAGCCTATTCTGACATTCAGAAAGCTGCCGAGCTGATTCAAGAACAAGGCATGATGGTTGAAACTGGAGACAACTTTAAAGCAAACCCAGCAGTTAAAATGAAGCTGGATGCCACAAATCAAATGATGCGCATTGACGATGTATTGGGATTGTCAGTGTATAGTCGGGCGAAACTTGCCTTAAAGAGTGAGACTAAGAAGAAGCCTGACGATCCGTTTGCGGAGCTGGTGTCATCGTGAACTATGCGACTGAATACACCGACAAGGTACTAAGTGGTGAGATTGCTGCCGGTAAAAAAATTAAGCAAGCGGCGAGACGTTATCGCAGAGACTTGAAAGCCAGCAAGCACAAAAAGAATCCATGGCCGTATTACTTTGATGAGGACTTTGCCAACAAAGCCGTTGAGTTTATCGAACTGATGCCGGCACGTGATGGGTCACCACTCAAACTAGAATTATTTCAGAAGTGGTTGATTTCCGAGCTGTTCGGCTGGCGTGATAAGGCAACTGGTAACCGTCGTTATGATCGAGCCTACATCAGCATGGCACGCAAGAATGGTAAGAGCTTCCTAATGGCTGATCTAGGCGCGCTGTATCTCCTCATGGAAAGCAAGCCAGCCATGAACCGAGAGATTGTCTACACAGCCAACAGTAACGCCCAAGCCCACTTAGCCTTTGATATGCTGTCTAGTGGTTTGCGTCAGGTCTCTAAGGTGTCTAAGTCAGTGCGTGATCGTTTGAAGATCAACCGTAACGAAATCATCGACTTGCCGAGCAACAGCCGAGCTGTTCCGCTTGCGTCTGATCTGCATAGCTTAGATGGTTATCAAAGTGACTTGGCCATTATTGATGAGTTCGCCTTAGCTCGTACTGATGAGATTCTACGAACACTAAAATCAGGCCAGATCAACAGCGACAACAGTTTGCTAGCCGTCATCTCGACCACGGGGCCAGACCTGAATGGTCCTATGTATAAAGAATATAAATTTGTCTCCAAAATCTTAACCGGTCGCGAACAAGCAGATCGGTATTTTATTGCCATTTTTGAACAGGATAGCAAGGATGAAGCCTTTGCACCAGATACTTGGGAGAAGTCGAATCCGCTACTGGCTAATGCTGAAAGAGCTAAGACGATGCGGCCTAGCTTGCAAGCTGATGTTGATCTAGCATCCAAGCAAGGAACCCTAAGGCCAGTTCTCGTCAAGAACTTTAACACTTGGCAATCAGCCAGAGCAGACAGTTACATCAGTCTTGACGACTGGGAGAAAGCCACTATCGAGCCACCAGACACCAGAGACAAGGACGTGTATATCGGGCTTGACCTTTCCAAGTCTAGCGACCTTACCAGTATCTCGTGGTTAGTTCCGGAAGATGGCTACCTGTATGCCGACAGCCACTCATTCGTGGGTACTAAGTATGGACTGGAAGAAAAGATCAAGCGTGACGGGTTCGATTACATCAGCGGTGCTAGTCGTGGCGAATGTAGCATTACCAAACTTGATAGCGGCATGATCGACTATGACGAGGTGCTACGCTTCATTCTCGACCTGATCGAGCGGAACCAGTGGAATGTACGTGCCATCTGTTACGATCCCTTTGCCATGGGATACCTGATACCTGAATTTGAAAAACGTAATTTACCACTGTTTGAGGTGAGGCAAGGTGTTAGAACACTGTCGACCCCTACAACGCGTTTCCGTGACGATCTCTTCAATGGCAAGTTAAAGCACCCTGATAATCAGTTACTGGCCTATGCGGTGAACAACGCCATTCTGAAATACGATGCCAACAATAATGCACTGATAGATAAGGCAAAGAACGCCACTAAGATTGATCCGCTGGCAGCACTGATGAATGCTTACACAATTGCAATGGATCAAAGCAAGGAAAGCGAGGTAGCAGACAATGACTTTTATTCGAGCGATGACTTTAGTTTTTAATATGCAGACCGTGCTGTTACTACTGGGACTGATCTGTATGGTTGTCGGTATCTGGTGGCTGTTCGGGTTTGGTGTTGGTATGTTAGCAGTCGGCACGTCCCTGATCTCTGTCGCAGTCATCATCAACTTCAACAAAGGGAGGTGAAACAATGAGCTTTTTCACGAATAGCGCGACACAACCACGCGATGACAACAGCGACCCGTTCTTAGATGCGCTTGTCAGCATGACCAGCAACGACAGCGGCTTATATGTGGGGATTGGTGCTTTACGCAATTCGGATGTGTTTACGGCCGTGCGCGTGATTGCCAGTGATCTTGCAACAAACCCGATTGAGTACAGTGACAAGCGTATCAGCGTGCTTCTTAACAAGGCACCCAATGACCACATGACCGCGTGGGCGTTCAAGTTTGCCCTAGCTGCTAACATGTTGCTGAATGGTAACAGCTTTGCACGGGTTACTAAGAACCCTAGCGGACAGGTCACTGGCTTCGAGTTAGTCCCCAACAGTCAAATGGTGGTTAAACAAGATAATACGACCGGCATTATCAGCTACGAATACACGCCTGACAGCGGCCGCTCACAGCGTTTAAATGCCAGCGAGGTCTTACACTTCAAGTGCTTCACACAAGACGGTTACAAAGGACTATCGCCACTTTATAGCCTTCATGATGAGGTCGGGGTACAAAAGTCTGGGCATGCGTTGCTGAAAGGTTTCTTTAACTCAGGTGTCCAAGGGACAGGCATTCTTAAGGTCAACAAGACCCAGTTAGACACCAAGGCCAAAGAAAACATCCGCAATAAATTTGAAGCTGCCAACAGTGGTGATAATGCCCTCAAGACCATCATTCTCGACAATGATATGGATTACAAGCAACTCGAAGTTAATACTGACGTGCTGAATCTAGTCAATTCTAGCGACTGGACAACGAAACAGATTGCCAAAGCGTTCGGGTTGCCACTGGATCGGCTGGGTATCGAAAGCGAGCACTCTAATGCCGTACAGTCTAACGTGATGTACTTGCAAAACACGCTGATTCAGTATTTTACCTGCTTCACAAGTGAGATGGATGCCAAACTGTCCACAGGTGACAACCGGTTCAGCTTCAACACTGACAAGCTGTTTTCAGCGGACCCAGCCACGATGCAAGAACTAGCAGTTAAGGGGCTGCAAGGCGGTGTTCTAACCACTAATGAAGCACGAGCCAAGTTAAACCTGCCACCAATTCCCGGCGGAGATGAAATTATGGCCAGTCTGAACTACACGCCACTAAGCAACCTGACAAGCTATCAAAACACAAGACAAAGGAGTGATCCAGAAAATGAATCAAGATGACGTAGAAAAACGTCTGAATCCTAACGCTGGTCTAACTGCCAAAGCAGACGACAGCCAAGGCCAAGACGATCCAGACACAAAGAAACAGGACGACACCACTAACGGTCCAAAGAAACTAAGTGGTTATGCAGTAGTTTTCAATAGCCCAAGTAAAGACCTCGGTGGCTTTAAAGAAGTCGTTGATCCGCACGCATTCGACCACGTGGACTTATCAGACGTCTATATGGTTTCAAACCATGATTTTAGCCAAGTCTTAGCCAGCACCAAGGCCGGCACCTTGACCTTAAAAGTGGATGATAAAGGCTTGCAATTTGAAGCAACTTTGCCCGATACGACCACAGCCAACGATGCTTACAGCAATGTCCAAGCTGGCAATCTGTCAGCCATGAGTTTTACTTTCAATGCTGCGCCAGACGGTGACACGTTCACTAAGGACGACAGCGGGCAAGTGATCCGTACCATCAAGCAAGTAAAGAGCTTGTTTGACGTCTCACTGGTAGCTATTCCAGCGTATGACGATACCAACGTCCAAGTGGACAAACGCAGCTACACTGAGTGGTTGAAAGACCATGTAGAAGATCCAGAACAGCAACTACCACCAACCGAAAAACGAAAGGGAGTCAATCACATGACCGAAAAAACTATTATTGATAAAGAAGAACATACCGAATCTCGCGCTTACGAAGACTACATCCGCAGCATGGGTGAGCAACGAGACGGTTTAACGACGACCACCGCTGGTGCAGTCGTTCCTAAAGAAGTTATCAATGACGTTTGGGACTTAAAGCAATCAGATTATGACTTGGCTAAATACGTCACTGTGAAGCAGGTCGGTACCCCAGTCGGCACCTACCCTATCGCCCTTACCAACAATGGTGTCTTAGCCACCAAGGAAGAACTTGCAGACGTGGCCGATGTTGACGCCAATATGTTTAAAGGCGTTGACTACAAGGTTGCTACCCGTGCTGGCAAGATCTATCTGTCTAATGAACTGGTAGAAGACAGTGAAGTTGATATTGTTGCCGAGGTTAAAAATCAACTCAAGAAGCTGGTACAAAACACAGACAACAGCAACATTATCAGTGTTCTGACTGGCAAGACCGGTAGCAATGATAACTTCAAGCACATCACTGGCACTGGTCTCGATGACCTCAAGCAAACTTTCAATGTTGAGTTAGATCCAACACTGTCCTTGTCTGTTATCGTCAATCAGGACGCTTTCAACTACCTTGATACCCTGAAAGACAGCGAAGGCCGTTACTTGTTACAACCTTCAATCACTGCACCATCAGGCAAGCAACTGTTTGGGGCACCAGTGATCGTGATTGCTAACAAAGTATTGCCGACTGATAAGGCGGGCACCTATCGGATCATCATCGGGGACTTTGCTCAAGCAATTTTCTTAGCCCAGAAGAACGAAGTTAACACCCAGTGGCAGCGCTTCGATAGCTATTCTCAGGGACTGGCCGTGGTCATCCGCAACGACTATGAAGTGGTTGATCCAGACGCTGCCCGAATTGTTGACATCACACCGGTAAAGGCCTAAGAGCATAATTTAGTGGGGTGTGCCTCAGGGTACACCCCTATTTTTATATAGGAGATGAGCATATGAGTGTTACCACAGAAGATCTAAAGAAAGCACTGCGCATTAGCCACAGCGAAGATGATGCTATGTTGTCAGCCTACTTGTTGACGGCAAAGCAGTTCGTGATTAGCGCGGTTGACCAGACCCTTACGAATGAAAACTTTGGAGATGATCCTCGTTTTGACTTTGCTGTCTCGTTGTTAGCACAACACTGGTATATTAACCGTGGTGTCGATGGGGCAACGTATGTACCAGATAGCGTTGTGAGCATGATTCAGCAATTGCGAGGTGTTGACTATGCCACTGGTAACTAGCATCAGCCAACTGAATGAACCCATTACTTTAGTGAGCTACACGATGGGTAATGTAAATGGGGTTCCTGTGAACAACGTCAGGAAAGAACACTTCACGACATGGGCACTTGTGTTAAGCCAATATTTAAGCGAAGTGAAGGCGTCGGTTGGGACGAAGCTCGAAGATACGGTGACCTTTGTTGTTCGGTATGATCAGCCAGAAACTATCCTTAACTCATGGCGCATTGAATGGCAGGGAAAGCAGTACGACATTGTGAAACTGACACCGGACACAGCCAAAAAACAATGGACAACAATCATAGGAAAACCAGTTGCCAATAAATAAGTATTAACTTATAATTAGGATAGTCCTAGGCGATAAGCGGGCAGAACCGTTTTAACCGACGCACGGCATAGCTAACCGGTGGCGCATTTTATAGACCAAGTCAGATTGATTTCTCGTAGCAAGTGAAGAGCATTCCTCAACCCTCGCTGATACGATAGTCATAGTTTTCCTTGACTTGTTTCATTGCTTCTCATCTAAAGTAGCAATATCATTGGGCGAAGCGGGCAGAGATGCCCGTTTTTTTGTGCTGAGAAACGCATTCTGGTGCAAGCTGAACCAGCGTACCTTAAGGTACGGTCGTTCTGGGCAATATAAATGGGAGTCGCAAAACACGCCCCCCTCTGGTATTCAATGACTGCTTGATAATATCGAAGCAACTAACAAAGTCCGAATTTCGGGTCTTGTTGACCAAGTCAATATTTTTGACCTACTTATCAGAACGAGGTTATAAATATTTACCCGGTTAGGCAATCCGGAATTTCGGGATTGGCTAAACAAAGTCCGAAATTCGGACGTTCAAGAACGAACCAGCAAATTGTGGGTTCGTTGGGAAAAGGCAGGTCAAAAATATTGACCTGCCTATTAGAACCAAGTGACAAATAT